ACAATTATCTCTCCGCTGGTCTTTGCCTTGCAGACGTGCCTTTCCTCTGAAAACATATCGTATACAGGCCCTTCTGCCACTGCCCATTTTCCCAGTATGTAGCGTTGATACCTGTGTGTCCCTGAGTACTCTTTTATTAGCTCGTCTACTACCGCCGGAGGCAGACAACCATCGTGTATGTTGTACGCCTGTTGGAATATATCTGCATCGGAATCTAGAAAGCCCTTAAACCAGTGCTTTGGTCCCGCCGGGTTGCAAGTTCCATCAAAGTGACTGTGTGATGTTCTGAGACGAGATTTTAACATCTCAAATACTTCTTGATTCCACGTCGTTACCTCATCGCCATAAGCGTACTCAATCGTTGCTCCCTGTATCCTTGCAACGTGCTTCTTGTTGTCAGCACCTAGTGCATATACTTTTTTGCCAAATAGCTGTACTGTGTTGTCACTGCGTATCTCGCCAACTAGCTCCTCACCCCATATCTCTCTCATAGGGTCAAGTATGTTTCGCTGTAACGTGCCTCTGGTGTTTCCCAGCATCACAGCAAGCCCCAGTCCTTTTAGATGTGTCAGGCGTTGAGGAATTACGACTGCGTAGTCAACAAAGGATTTCCCGGAGCCTGTCGCCCCGGTCTTTACGTTCCAACGGCGGTTACAGCCTTGCAGGTATTCTGCCTGTTTGCTAGTCAATGGCACTATCGACACCCCCAAGGATTTCAATAGCTTTCGCCAGTGCTTTATCACTTGCACTCTCTGACTGTGGCTTATCACGCCATTGTTCTGGTTTTCTGTTCTTTAGCCAGAATATTTGTGCTGTCGTATCTGGCGCAACGTGCTTCTTTGTTACTTTTCGCTCCGTCATTACTCCGCCTTCGTACTTTTCACTCGTCTCCTCGTAGCTATACCCCAGTGCCCGTTGTAATAGGCTTTTTTCCACCTGCCTGTCCACAACATCTTTCCCCTTTTTTAAGGCATCGGCTAAAATTGGGAATTTTTTCTTCCATGTATACAAGGTATCTGGATTAATACCGATGTTTGCCGCGATCTCTTTGTCTGTGCATCCATCTCGTGCCCATCCCTCTATCTTAAGCAACCCTTCTTGGGTCAGCCACTCCTGGTATTTACTTATCCCATTTTGGGGTCACCTCCTAAATACAACCATAACCCCGTAATGGATTGTTTACGGGGTTATATGAAAGGAAAGAAAATATGAAAAAAATCGTTTACATCAGTTGCATAATGCAACCAAATACAAGCATAAGGAATTGCACCTTAACAGCCGCCGGGGTAAGACTAATAAGCGGCTGGTCTCTAAACACTTGTAGACCCCGCAACCTGTATGGGACACAAGGCACCGTGGGATAGGTGTCTTATGTACTCTCTTTTACGCGGGTGAGAGTTTACACTTTTACCACAAAAAGATAGAGGAGGTTATGTCTCACAAAAAGTTACCAGTACTCGTCCGTACAAGTGTATTGTACGACATCTTTTAAGCCATGTTAGACAAACATAAAAAAGAGAGGGAGATAATTCTCCCTCTCTAATATCCCGCATATTTCCCAGCCAAATTGGCGAAAGCACTAAGCCATCTGCGTATAGTCATTTCTGCATATCCAAGCTTATCCGCCGCCCCTGCTATCGTGTATCTGTCCTCAAAATATACCAGCTGTACGGCTTTCATTCTGTCCAATCCGTTGTCCATTCCCTCTGTTTGCTTTATCGCCTTGTTGATAGCGTACATCCACAAGGCTGACTGAGCTGTATTTTCTGCAATTAACTTGTCTGGGTATTTTTTTACCTGCTTTACTGCGTGTCCGTACCAATCATGCTTAGGATTGCTCATCGTTCTATCTCCTCGTTTCTTCCAACTTTTTTAAACCTCACTCTTTGTAGCGCGTCAGGGTACTTTGTTGTATTGACTCCCGAAAAAAATTGTTTTAAATCTCTACTCCATGTAAGTTGGGAAGGTGTAAAGTCTTTGTATATTACTTCTATCTCAAGAGACTCGGAATTTACTACAACGTCCGTTACAATATATAATTCTCCTTTGAAGTGCCTGTATATACAACCAGTCATTTCTTCTTTCAAATATTGAGCATCCTTCTGGATTTCCATTACGTCGGTAGAGCGCCTTGTATCATATACAGCAGTTAACATCTTATGCCTCCTCCAATTTTTCAAAAATTTTTTCGTAAGCTCCCACATCATACTTTAGTAAAAATTGTTGCACCTCGTTTTCTTCTAGTACCCTGCCTTCTTCGTCTCCATCCATCCATTTCGCCACGCCCAACCATCTGCCTTTTTTACTTCTGTATATTTCAGCGTTTACCAAGACGCCAAAAGGTCTTCCAAGTTTCATTTTGACCTTGTCGGAAATCAATTCCATCCTGTCTGTGTCGTATTTTAATTTATTTTCTACGTCTACAAATATCATTTTTCTCCCCTCCTAAATATACTCATGCGCCGTTTTGTCTTTGCAATGTTCGTGATTTCGTGTATCCATCTCTTTCGCCTAATTTTTCTGCAATAGCTCTTATTACATTTACAGTTACGCCGTTTCCTGCTTGTTTATATAATTGACTATCAGAATTAACAAACTCTGCTTTTTCAAAATAGTCATCTGTCCAACCTTGCAGCCTAAAGCATTCTTTCGGTGTCAGCTTTCTGATTGCTATGTAGCACTGGTATTTTTCATACCAGACAGCATATATGGTCAACTCTTCTGAAACTTGCACAAAAATCCCTTGATTGCAACTGGTATCTAATGTATTTGCAACATCACGTCCAACTCGTCCTCTTCTTGTTTTACTTCCTGGAACTGATAAATTCACGCTATCAATGCCTACTCTACACTCGGAATAGCCTTGCTTTGTTGCTTCGGCTACTTTTATTCCCTGCGAATCAATAACTCCAATCGGTTCAATCGCCACTCCGTGTCTATCCTGTCCAGTAAGTGTAAACATCGGCTCACCATCTTCTTTGAATCTCCGTCCATTCTGACGCTTTTCTGCTCGGTCAGGTGTTAAAACTGGAATTGCAATACCGCTATTTTGCGCTTTATACGTTCCACATCCTTTTTGATATCTTGCTTGCAAGCATCTGGCAATGCTAGTTGTTTCTGTTCCACTGTTGCACAAATCTATAAAACACGGCAATGCTACATGATGCCCTCGCCCACCACCTTGACCAGTATCAAGAGTTTCTGTAATTCCATCAGGTGCAAATACCTGCGTATTTTTTCTGTATCCGTCTTTGTGATCAATTATTTGAATACTATTTTCTCCGTCTGTTCTTTCGACAGGAAATACTTTTGCGGTACTTCTCCCTCTAAGATGTCCGATAATGAAGCACCTTTCTCTGTTCTGTGGCACTCCAAAATCTTTGGAGTTGAGCACCTGCCATTCTGCATCATACCCCCTCTGCTCCATTTCAATGAGCAGTCTGGCG